TATAGACTCGAAAGCAGCCGGTTTATCCGTGTCCGGAATAGTCAGAGCGTCCATGTAAGGCGTAGCTTGAACCGCAACGTCGTCAGAAATTGGCGCAGGGGCTTCTTCAATAGAAAAAGGTACTGTGTTTTCGGCCATGAGCTATTACCTAATTAGGGGCGTAGGGCACTGTTGTATTTTTACTGAAGATATCATCAAAGGTTGACGCTGGGGTGCTTTGACCACCCGGAGTTGAGCTTTGTAGTTGGATAACAATAGTGTTCAGGTCGTTTAACCTGTCTCCCAGTTCTCTTCGAATAAAATCATACTTTTGATAATCAGCCTGACTTAACGGCTGAGATAAGAAGCCTTCAACTCTTCTCAAGTCTGTCGTCATTTCACCCTCTAGGGCTTTGTATTTACCTAAAGCGTCAGTTTTTGTTGTGGTTGCTTCATTAATGTTAGGTAAAAGCGCTGTTAACACTTGGCGAGACTCATTAGACGCTCGACCCGGTCGTGCCGCAAGCATAGATTCCACTACTAACGTGTGGAATGCGGCCAAGCCTTGTTCCGCGTTTGCTTCATCCTGCTCGGGAGCAGCCGCGGAAGCTGCCTCTGAACCAAGAAGGCCCAACAAAGCAGGAGCGTACGTGTTAAAGGTACGATCAAGCTTAGCCCACGTGCCAAACATGCGCTCAATCGGATACTCCATTACGGCTTGTTGTATTCCGCTGGGTTCTGCACCCAAATCAGGAAGATTTACTGATTGTATTTCACCTAAGCTTAAAGGCTGAGACGATTCAAACAGTTGGTCGTATTCAACAGCAGAGACGCTAGAACCTTGCTGAGGTTGAGCGCCTGGTTGAGCGCCCGCGGGCCGTGCTCCGGGCTGCGGCTGAGGTGAACCCATTCCGCTAGGCATTTGAACCTGAACGCCCTTTTCCCTAGCTTCACGTATTGCTTCGACCCACTGGTCCGGCAAAGGCTGCCCAGGGACATTGCGGATAACTTCGACACCGTTTTGGAAGTCCCCCGTGGCTATTTCCTTAGGAGTAGTCATTTCGGTAATGGCTAAGTTAAGGCGCGTCAGGTTTGCATCGGATACTGAGCCGTCTTTGAGACTGTTCAAAAGGGTGTTGTCTGCGAAGACACCTCTAACGTCTGAAGGTGTCATTTGTAGATCTTCCGGTTTTGGAACCCCTAGGTCCATTTCCTGAGCACCCTGCGCCATAGCGTTGCGGTAGGCCGCAGCACCGGCCGGAGTGCTTAAATCATGAGTCTGTGTAGACCCGTCAGGAAGCTGAACACGCTTTATATCCGGACTTTCACCGGCGCCGCGCAACCCAGAAATTTTATCAGTAGGGACAAGAAAGCCTTGCACCACATCTCCAAGGGCCATAGCAGCAGCTCTGCTTTCGGGGTCTCTCATATCATACGGTTGGCTTAATATTTGACCGTCTTGGCTTATATACTGTTGTATGTCCACTTCGCGGCCTTCCAACTCTGCCTTTTTGTTCAATTCTAAAACTTTTAAATCATATTTTTGTTGATTTTCTATCTTTCTTAATCTAGATTCCTCTGCCATTTCAGCTTTCTTTGCCGCTGTTTTAGCCGCTTGCTCACGATCCGCGCCTACCCTGCCCGCAGCAGACTGTAGGGCCGCGCTGCGTGCACCTTGCTCACCTTTACGTAGTTCGGCTTGCTGTGCCGCGTAGGTGCCAGGGAGCGTTTGGAATACGTTAGCTAACTGCGAGGCGACGTTGCCCGTGCCACCTGCACCGCCAGCCATAGCTAGGCCGCGCTGCGCGATGTCAAAGAACAACTGACGTTTAGCCGCATCTCTATCTTGTTGAGTCGGAGCCATTATCTCTTGGAATGTAGCTAGGTCTTCGTTGTAGTAGTCCTTAAGAGAGCTTCCGCCCTCAGCGAACTTTCCCACAACACCGCCTTGCGCCATTCCCGCCGGTTGAGGTGCCTGGCGAGACATCATGATGTTGCCCAAGCCCTGACCCATGCGGTTAGGCTGCCCTGGCGCAGAGTCCATTGGCACTTTGCCTGCCACACCTGCCATAAGCTCACCAATACCACTTTCTGCCGCGCCTTTAGACGTCATCATCAAAGCGGGCTGAACCATAGTCAGGACACTAATCGGCGTAGATGTTGCATCTTGTGGACCAACATATTGAGCAAGCTCCTGATAACGCGCTTCAAGGGGCTTTTGATTGCCACGGAATGCGTTAATCATTTGCTCGGGCCCTTGAGCTTGGTCCAATTGCGCCATGGCTTTTTTTGAAACCATAGAAGCGATGCCTTCGGCGGTCGGCGCTCCGGTAGGGCGAGGAGCCGCCATAGGAGGAGCCGCGGGCCGTGGTGCAGCACCCGGCGCACCCATAGGAGCAGGGGCAGGTCGCATAGGAGGCATAGCGCCCGGAGAAGCCGCGGGCCGCATTCCTGCGGGGGGCGTGGGCATTGGAACTCGAGCTGCTCCACCTTGCTGCATAAATAAAGGCCGATTATATAAATTCATATTGATTCCTATCCTACGCCCGCTAGAGCGCCTAGTCCGGCAATGCCGTAGCCGATTGCTTGGCCAAGACCGCTTTGCTGTGGTGAGGTAGTTGTACCCATTGTGCTTTGGTTAGAGGGCACGCGACTAAGTACGTCGCTCAGATAACCGTAAGACTGGAACGGCAACTGCTGGCGCTCGACGTTAGTGTTTCGTTGAGCATCCAAAATCTGTTGCTCTAACAACTGCTCTTGACCACCAAAACCAGCCAAGGCGGATACATCGCCACGCATCAAGTTAGTGGCAGTAGTACCCAGGTTTGCTTCCTGTTGACCAAGAGTAGCAATGCCGCTTCCGATATTGCCCAACAGCTCTGCGTCGCGCTGTGCCAATTGACCGAAAGTGTTGCCTAAATTGCCCAGGTATTGACCCCCTTGTAACGCCCTACGTTGTTGGTTTTCTTGGGCTTGGGAGGCGGCGTTTAGTGCTTGCGTGTAACCCGTCTGGCGCAATTCGCCTAATGCACGAAGCTCTTCTCGATTTAAATTACGAATGGCTTCCTGTTCAGTTACCGCGGCCCTAGAACCTCCATACGCTCCGGCGTTAACAGCTTGTGACGCCTGTCCTATTTCTTCCAGACGACGAGCCCGATCAAAATCATCCTGGACTTGACTTACAACTGTATCCTCGTAAGGATTAAAAAACGCGCTAATACCAGAGCTGGGGTCGGCTAACGTGCCTGGAGTAAAAGCCTCCATTCCGCCTTGGAGGGCTTTAGAACCGGCTTCTTGGTATAGGTACGGATCTTCTCTCGTCTCGTCTGCTAACAGAGCGGCTTGCTCATACATCCCGCTTCCGCGTTGGATGCCTCCTAGTCCACCTTGTATATACGGCATATAACTGCCAAGGTTTGCTTGAAGCAAATTGCGAGCTTGCGTTTGCTCAGGAGCAAACCCTGCTACTTGATAAGTAGGGGCATAAGCCGGGCCTATGGGTAACCCGGTTTCCGGGTCGGTTATTGCCCTAGAACCCATAATGGGATTACCGGCGTCGTCTTTTACGCCGGTGTCGTATTGCTCAAAGCCCATTTGCTGATTAACAAGATCAAACGTAGACTCAAACAGGCCCCGTTTGTAGGCCTCGGTATACGGGTCTTCTCTTACTATGGATTCGGTAGTGGTAACCATGGTTACGCCATCCTCGATTCTAAGCCGTTCATCATTTGATACATGTTACGAATGCCTTGTTCGCGGCTGCCGTTACCCATGCCTTCAACTGCTTTGGCGGTCATTACAAATTCACCATCAGAAAGCATGGCCGGTATATCATCTGAAGTTCCCGTTCCGGGCCCGGATATACCGCCGTTTCGTCGAGGGAAAGCAGAAGGGTCTATATCACCGCCTTTAGCATAACCTCGAGCAATGGCGGGTACGCCTATACGATATCTGCCGGGGTTTTGAGTCAGAAGGTCTTGGCCCGTAATGCCACCAAACTGCTGTACTTGCTGCTGCTCAACCGGGTCAAACGCGCCTGCGGCATATAAACCCGCAATGCCCGCACCCATTAAAGGGCCGTATTTACGCAGCATGTCGGGATTGCCCGAGGCGTCCGGCATAAACGCTTGTTTAAGCGCGGCCATGCGTCCACCGTCCCCGCTGACTACATCACCCATAGATTCTAAGAAACCACGGTTGTCCGTTATCGGAGAAAGTTTTGAAACACTTAAATTTTGAGGAGCTTGCGCTGCTTGCGCGGGTTGCGCGGCCGCGCTAGTCGCCCCGTAAGTTTGCGTTGCACCCCCTGTTTTCTCCGCTTTCATCCCAGGAATGTTTATTAGCGAAGCGTTAGCGCCACCCGAAGCAACGTCTTTAACTCCGCCAGAAACCTGTGCCGCGGGCCCCGCAGCGGGTTGCTTGTTCTTAAAGATATCTAAAGGAGACCCGCCACTTAAAAGCGCCGAGCCTACATTTAGGGCCGCTTGACCTTTAAAAGCGTCTTCAAAGTCTACGTCTGTGATTAAAGACGTGATACCGGCCTGGACCGCTGTATTTAAAGTGCCTTTAAGAAATTTTGCTAAAAGCTCTTCCATTTTTAGAGTGCTCCTTCCATTAGAATAGGAAAGTTATTCGATATGGTATCACCAGACATCACGTAATTACCACTGATACAGACCCTAACACACCTAACCCTGATACTCCTGCCGGATTAGGTGAATTAGCTAAAGTTATCTTTAAAAAACCGTCTTTTTCGTATACGGCACCGACTTCCAAACCCGAATCATTACCCTGTTGTAAATTAGTTAAGGTAAGGTCGGTAGCCCGCACGTCGCCAGGGTTTTGAATCTGACGGATCAATGTCTCATACGCTTCCTGAATAGCCGCAATCGTGTCTTGTTGATACTCAGTTGGTGGGTTTGGAAAATAGACCCGAGTAAGACGTCTAGAGGACATTACCTTCTCCCGTCTGGCCTAATATCTACTCTAGGCGTACCCAGCCGCCACTGCGTATCAGTCTTATCCGACTCAATCTTTAACGCAAAGGACCGACCTCGTAGCCGTATAAACGTCTGCTCAGTAAATTGTTCCACCGGCGTAGTGGCTGTCTGCACCACGTTAGAGTTATCACTCTGTAAATAAGCTCCGCCAGGGAAGTTACGGGCCTGCAACGTAAAAGTAGCGTTAGGCGCGTCGGATATAGAGTTTTCAAAGGTCAGATCAGGGATAAGCTTGCTCAAGAACACAAAGTTGTTGCCTTCGCCTATGCTCATCTGACTGCTTTCAATGTAGCTTGTAATAGCGCTAGGCGGGTTAGTGCTGCCGTCGTTCTGACCCGTTTCGTGGTTATACAAGTAACCGTCTGTAGACGCCGCAATCGGAGCGTTAAATAATCCCCTGTCGTGCCACGCGGTGCGCGTCAGAGTGCCCACGGCCCACGTGTTCTCTAAATAATTAAAGACCACGTAGCGATCGTTCTCGTTAGAATTTGCAGACGGGTAGAACCACCAAACTTCTGAGAAAGTGCTGTTAAGCGCGCAAACCGTCAGCTCTATTTGAGAGTTGTTAATATCGTCAAAGATATAGGCTCTAACCGGGCATGGAATCTTTTGCGTCTGGCCGGTGTAGACGTAGAAGTCACCGATTCCCATCCAAAAAACCTTATCATCTACCGCAGTAACCGCCGAAGGGCCGACTATGGTGATGTTTTCCGCAACTTGGGCTAGACCAAAAGTAAACGGCGGACCTAGAAACTGCATTGAATGTAGCGATATGTCGGTAAAAACAAGAATTTGGTTACGTGTTTCAACCGCAACAATAATTTCTGACCCAGAACCTACTCGAAGATCGCCTGCTGTATTGGTTACTTGAGTATCCCACGTGGTCAGAGACTCCTGTGACGAAAAACGTATTAACAGGGGGTCTTGAACGCCAATGTTATCCTCAGCATCGCAACCAAACACTACTACGTGACGATCGTTGTCGCTAACCAAGACCTGCTTGGCAACCGTAGGCGTGCCAGGATCTGCGCCAAAAAGGTCTTTCAAAGCCACTGCCCTGTCTACGACATAGTCGCTGCTGCTCGTATCCCAATAAAAAATACCGCCGTCACGGGCGTTAAACAGGAGGTCTTCACCAAAATTGTCTATGCCCCACAGACGCACGTTGTTTACGGTCGTCAAAGTAGCCGACGAGCCCCAAGTGCCGCGGGACCAAACGCCAGAGCCCCAGCCCGTTCCGGTAACCACCACGCCAAGGCCGGAGTTGATTTGATAAGTGCCTACTACCGCCGCACCTCCATTACCTGTGTCTGATCCGTTGGCCGCGACCAAGGTAGGATTAAGCACGCCGTCATCAGTAATAGACGCAATGGTGGAAACCGTACGAGCTTGAATGGTGTAGTTGTTCTCGTCCACGACGCTGATTTGATATTCTTGATTTAAAACAGCCGCTGTAATAACCCCGCCAAGAGTAGCCGCCCCACTAAAGGTAACAAAATCGCCCGTAGCCGCACCGTGGTTAGTGTCGGCAACGGCAATAGTAGAGGAGGTGTTGGTCGCGCCAAAAGTCACGTCGCCCGCGGCGGTGGTAGCCCGGATAGGGGTAATGTCGTAGTAGAAGCCGCCTTCGTTAATATAGAACTTAAACCGCGTGCCCACGGCCATGAGCAAAGAGCCTTGCAGAGTTACGTACGAATGAAGGGCGCGGCAGGGCGCAAGAAAGCTATAGTCAGACTGTCGAGTCCAACCGCCTATTTTCTCAGGGAATCCAAACCGGAAACGGATCTTATCAGAGTCCGACCAACCGCCTTCGTTAGAGTAGGAAGTGTTTTCTTTGTTAACGCCGGGTCTGAATTGTAATTTCGCTAAGGGCATTCGCTAACCTCATCATAGGTATTCACCAGTCGCTATCATAGATGCGAGCTCATGTGCGCGGCCTTTTACGTCTCGACTCCACTTTGAATCGAGAAATTCCTTTGCTGCGAGGGTATAATCTGCCACTTCCATGGCAGCTAATGCGCGTCTGAAACCACGGAGTCGAGTGGCACCAAGGTTAAAACTGATGTCTATAATAGCATCTTTTCGGACATCATCAAGGTCGGTAAACCACGGATATTCCAAAGAAAGCTCTTTGATTACTCGCGCTATGTCGTTCTCAAGCAGGTAATCGACTTCATCTTCTGACAGTCCTAAACCGGACTTAGATATATTCCTGCCCACACCAATGGTTTCGTATCCAGCAGAACACAAATAAACGTGAGATCTCACGCCCTCATGGCGTTTGAGCATTTCTAGTAGTTTTTCGGTCATAGCTGTTTCAACAATAATATCAGTTGCGCAAAGTCGTATAGGCTAGTCAGCACTTTTGATTACGCCGTCAGCGGCGTTTTCCTCGACTTCTTCTTCAGCTACTATGTCATCAATCGTGTCACAAACATCTTCTACTACAGCACCTGTAGTCATTGTAAGCGCGCCACGGCCTACTGCTCGAATGCCTTTGTACATACCAGAACAGTAAATCTCTTTGTTTTGGATAACTTGCTCTACAGAGGCGCACGACGCCATAAGCAGAACCACACTAAATATCAACGCCAGTCTTGCCATTTTTCTGATCCTCTAGGAATTTATCTAAGCGGGCTTTATACCCATCCATAAAGTGGTCTGAAATACGATCTTTAATCCCTCTGTCTTTCTTACGCAGGTACTTAGAGGGGTTTATATAGTCTACACCACCGTTAGAAAAGTACAGCATATCTTGCGACTTACTCGGGCCATAACACAGTCTAGGCACGCGAGGCACAGAGTCGCTTCCGTTTACAACCGAAAGCTGGTTATCTAATGTTAACGGCTTTTTGAACCCTTTAAAAAACGTGTTGGGCTTACCAAAAGTAACTAAATTTAAATTTTCGTGTTTTCCGTTTAGTTTAGCCGCAGACAATTCTGCCAAAGCACCGCCCAGACTATGCCCGCAAATCAAAGTGCGTTTCTTGTAATCAATGTAAGGCTCTATGTCATCCCACACTGACGCGTGGGCCGCGACAAACCCTGCGTGACACAAGCGCCCGGCGTACGGGACAGGGAAAGGGACTAGGTTAAACGCCCAATCGCCCACCTGTTGTGTGCCACGGAACACTATAATGTCGATAGTCTTGCGCTGCACGATAAAGGCTGTGGTAGAGGTAAGCCCCGACTCGATCTTGGTAGCATCGCGGTTAGTCTCGTTGTAAGCTTTCATTGACCAAGAGCAGGCCATGCTTAGAAGAACAGGGTCTAGTTTCATATTATCCAACCGTTACAGCCGCCATAAAAATTGCAGAACCCGCACATATCGCAAGTGCAAACAAAGCAATCAGCAAATTCTTCAGCTCTCGTTGTCGTTGCAACTTTTCTCGTTGTATCTTCAAAAGCTCACGTTGAGCCGCAGCTCTTCGGTCACGCTCCTCCGATCTCACTCTAAGCATCTTGTGATACAGCGGAGTCTTGCCTTGCGCCATAAACATCTTTTTAATCTTAGCCTCATACTCATCACAAGCTATCTCTGCTTGGATGACTTTCAGAGCATAGGACTCTACGGACTCTTCACCGTAGGCCCCGGAAGGCTTGCGCTTATGCTCTTCTTTGGCTTCTTGGACTTTCTCCTTGGCATCGTAGAAATCGCCAAGTTGGTCCATTAAACCGCTAGCCTGCTGACCTGTGTCGATTGCAGACTGTATGAGATCAAAGGCTTTCTTAGCCGCCCCTAGTGCTAGTCCAATCTCGATCATTTCTTGCTACTCACCGACCACTACGCTCTAAAAATTTGTTAGTTAAGCTACTTTCATCCAATACGGAGAACCCTCGCATTGATGCAAAGTTGGACGGATCGTCTGCCCACTTGTCTGCACAAGCTTCTAGCCAATTCACAGTCATCTCATGTGTTGGGGCGTTGCCTTCCGAAATTATTTTATTCTCCATTGAAAGATACGCTATTATTTCAGCTTGAGCTTGTGCCGCATTAATGCCCAAATCAAACAAGTAAATAAGATTACCTTCGTCAATCATACCATTACGACTACGGGCGGCATTCAAAGCCTGCTTCATACAAGTCATAATATGATAACGTGATTCTTCCCGCTCATAATCTTCTTCTGTTATTTCTGTTTTACCAATTTTTGCAAGTATATTTTCATGCTGGTTTATGAAGAAATTTAACTTACGTACAGCTCCTTCTATATAGTTTTGAGAATTCGTTGAATTGGACTGATACTCAAAAATCTCTAGCTCTAGCAACTCCCTATCAAAAGGGTCTTCTGTGCTTTCAAGCTGATGTTGTTTACGGCGACATTCAATGTCTGATTTTTTTAGCTTGATAGTGTTTTCTTGCAGAGCAGTTCTAGTTTTTTCTATCTCTGCCAACGACTGATATATAGATCGTAAAGGAGTTAAGGTAGTTACATCTAAAGTAACTTGCATAAACTGAGAGTGATCTTTATAGAAATTAGACGCAGATTTTAAAGCAGCCGGAAGCTTGTTATCAATATTAACTAACATCTCTTTATATTCAGGCTTGGCTGCAACAAGAGTGTTCGACACTTTCTGTAATGCTAAATCTTTCACATTAAATACCGCCATTACAGTTGCTTGCAGCACCCATGTGTTGATTTCCGTTTTGTTGCAGAGACCCCCACTCGGCAGAGTTGCCCGTAGATGCTATTGTCACATAATCAATTTTATCATAAGCAGCACCGCCCGCAGGAGTGGGGTAATTACCGCCAGAAATATAGCCGTATGTTTGACTAGAGAAGCCACTTGGTCCATTTCTTCCTTGTGCCAGTGATCCAAAGCTCACAGCGTTTCCAGTTGAGGCTATTGTTATATATTCAATTAACCGATTACCTGCCCCTGTTGAGAGACCGCCTGAAGACCAAATCCCTCTAGTATTTGAAGAAAAAGCAGCAGCCAGATAGAAGTCCGTGCTGGTTAAATTTCCAAAATTACTGGCATTTCCTGTTGTGGCAGTGGTGACATATTCAATATTCTGATAAGTCGGAGGTCCATAGCCGCCAGCGGAGCATACTCTTGTTTGCGATGAGCAGCCTGAAACCCCTCTTTTAGCTGCTGACAAGCTTCCAAAGCTAGAGGTGTTGCCTAGAGATGCAATAGTAATGTATTCAATAACTGATTGATTGACGTTAGAATTATTCCAGCCACCAAGAAAAAGTCCTCTAGTGCTACTATTTCCTGCGGCGTTATAAAGCACTGGCGTGGTTACCGTGCCGAAAGTAGTCGAGTTTGCTAGTGTTGCAAAAGTAAAATACACCATTTGGTTTGAAGCGCTGTCACTGCCAAAAACAGCGCGAGTGGCTGATCCTACGGCAGAACAACTATCTGGAGAGTTAGTTAAATTTCCAAATGTCGCGGCATTACCTGTGCTGGCTAAATTTAAACTGCTGACTTGATACGATCCAGAACCAACTTGTTGAATTAGCGCTCTTTGAAGGAAATTACCAGCCGTAGGCCAGATACCTTGCTTAGTGTAGTCAGCAGCTTGACCTAGACTCCACACGCCCGAAGCAGCACTATCTTCATATGGCCCAGCAGGGACAACGGGGTCTTTTGTGATTACGCCTCCAGGCCAGTCTTTAATAGACATTAAACCCCCTCCAAAATTATCCAAGAAAGGGTCTCTTCATTCCATACATATGTTTGGTTAGCAAGGTCGGCAGGTTGTGGCGTGGGAGGATCAAAGCTACAAGTCTCTTCGTTAAACACCCAAGAAGCAAACCCGTCATTTTCAGCCCAACTAGCTTTAACAGCATCCTGCTTGGCGGTTATTTCTTCCGCTGTCATGTCTTCACATGCCCAGATATCGGTGTACGTGCCTGCTAGACCATCAACTAACCCGTAAGAAACGGTCTGATTATGTTGGTAAACACCCAAAATAGGGGCTTGAACTCGCACAAAAGGACAGTACTCTGGTGGAAGATTATTAACATCAATTTCAGGGAACGCTTGTATAAAGTTCCATTCTATTATTGGGTGTTCATAAGGCTGGCCATTTACAATTTGTATGTAACATTTCATTTAAAACCTCCTACGTACTTACATTAGTTGAAGGGAATGTTCTGGTTTGACTTGAGCGAGACCATACAATTCTGACCACTCCACTACTCCCTTTCTGGTACGCGTTACCGCCACCTGCCCCATATTGACCGCCGCTACCCCCTGGGGGAGTGGTCGAGCTGCTCATGATTCCGCCGCCATTAGCATCTGTAAAATGACCATAATTTGAAAAACCATCAGAACCGCCGCCGCCACCTGAACCTCCCGCTCCTTCAGTTCCCGGATAGGTGCTGGTGGTGGATACTCTACCCGAACCACCGCCGCCATTACCACCTTGACCAAATATTCCTGTTCCGCCACCACCACCGCCGTAGCCATAACCCGTACCAGTAGCATCAGCACCACCGCCACCACCGCCACCGCCACCATTGTTGCCAGAACTACCGTTGTTGCCAGAACCTTCGGAGCTGTTCCCGCCATTTCCGCCATTTCCACCATAGCCGCCAGTACCGCCGCCACCAGCCGAATTCCAACCGGAACTTCGAGGTGAGCCAGTTCCACCTACCCCTCCGTTACCGCCGCCGTCACCTGTATATGTTCCACCAGCACCCCCTGAACCTCCGTAAGATGGCGAACCATTAGAGGCTCCAGTTTGACCTCCGCCGCCTTTAACAGTTCCGCTGCTTGAAAAATAAGAGTCCCCAGCATAGGGCTGGCTAGTATTGGATAAGGGTGGAGACCCCTGCCCTACCACTACGGTGTAACTACTGCCACCACTAACTGATATGTTGTTCTTATATCCGAGACCGCCACCACCGCCACCACCTCCGAAAGCACCTGCACCGCCTCCTGCACCAATCGCTACTACTGAAACAGATGCAGGCGCTAAGTTACTGGGTGCAACCCAAGTGTAAGTACCTGGAGATTCATATATAGCATCGGTAGGGGCACTTGGAGTTGCGGTAGTTGTCCCCGCTGAGCCATATCCAGCCGCGTTTTGAGCTTGGACTGTGATATTGTAAGTTGTAGAATTTGTCAGACCTGTCACTGTTATGGGAGATGCGCTTCCGGTCGCCGTAGCGATTATAGAACTCCCTATACTCGCAGTGACTTTATAACCTGTAATACTTGACGGAATACCTGTGAAAGTTGGGGCAGTGAAAGAGACTACAGACTGCGCGTCACCATTAGTGGCTGACACAGACGTAGGGGCACCCGGAGTCTTGTACCAAGCTATGTCTGCCGATAAAACTTGGCTTTGTGTCCATTTTCCAGAGAAATTAGGCATTATTGATCTCCTGTACCTGTTGATGGAAAAGCTCGTCCTGCACCCCATATGAGGCGAACTGCGCCGATTGAACCGTTGTAGGCTGTTCCACCACCACCTTGTGCTCCCGGACCACCACCATAAAGACCTGCAATAGCCTGTCCGTTAGTTGAAGTCGGACGTATGCCTGCGGTTCCTCCAGAACCCGCAGTTGCGTTTGAAGTGTCATTATTGGCACTAGCACCGCCAGCTCCATTAGATCCCTGACCCAAGATACCGGTACCTGCTCCACTGCCGCCAAGGGCGTTACCCGCGTTGATCGAGCCGCCGCCACCTGCGCCTCCTCCCGTACCGCTACCGCCAGAAGAACCTGATCCACCAGCGCCTCCAGCGCCAGAATAGCCTCCAGCTCCGCCTCCCCCGCCTCCACCATTTGATCCGGGAGAGCTACCGCCGTTACCGCCATTACCGCCGCCGCCACCAGCATAGCCTCCACCAGTACCGCCATTAGATCGGCCCGCTGTTCCTACGGCGCCGCCACCCTTAACAGTAGTGGTATTGATAAAATAACTATCTCCACCGCTACCTCCGGGAGTTTCTGTGTTGCTGTATGAAGGCCCACCCGCACCCACAACCACCGTGTAGGAACTCCCGGGGGTAACTGTAATATTGTTCGTCCAACCTAATCCACCGCCACCGCCACCGCCACCACCGCCACCACCCCCAGAGCCGCCGCCACCGCCGATAGCGACTACCGATACGCTATTCACGCCCGCAGGAGCAGCCCAGCTAAAGGTTCCCGCAGTAGTGTACGCAGACTGCCCAATAGGGGAAGGCGTTATACTCACAGGGGTACTGGGTGCGCTCGGTCCAAACTTATTAAAAGCGGTAACTTGTACCGTATAAACCGTTCCTACCACAAGACCGCTAAAAGTTAACGGAGAGGATGATCCAGAAACAGAAACTGCTGCCCCAGAAGCTGGGGTTGCACTAGCCACATAAGACGTTATGGCCCCGCCACCAACTACGCTCGGCGCAGTGAAAGTGACCACGGAAGAGGCAGCAGCAGTTGCCGCAACATTCGTAGGGGGGTTTGGCACTTGAAGCGGGTCGTAACCCGGAAATACAAACCCGCCTTTTCTGTCGGTTATGGCCATCGTCTTACATCCTATTTACGCAGCAGAAATTAACTCATAACTTACGCTGTATGAAATCTTACTGGCTGCTCCACTTGTGACGGCAATCGAAGTACCTTCTTCCAAGTAAATAGCGGTAGTTTTGTCTACCACAATCAATGTGGCATCAGCAGGAACCGAGATTGTCGAAGCAATCGGGTACGCTGTACCGCCTGACGGGGCAGATCCTTGAGCTACTGCGCCATTGGTGTAGATATCAACGCTCACGTTAACAGCAGCACTACCATCTATGTTTGAAGCCACGATTTGGTTAATTTTCATAACCGTACCGCTTGAGGCTGCATTAGGCAGTAATACCACTGAAGTAGTTGCTGACGGGGTCAGGTAAGTTGTCTTACCGTAAATACTGGTTACTGCTACTATATTGGGGTTTGCCATTATGTTTCTCCTAGAATCCCATGACCATCGCAAGCGCGATTGAAAGACCTGCTGATATGCCACTGGCCGCAGGAGTCGTTGACTGCCACGTTGTGCCGTTTGATGTGAGTATATTGCCTGAAGTGCCGGGAGCCACAACTTGAACCGCTGCTGTTCCATTACCTAGAACAACATTGTTAGCCGTTAGTGCAGTTGCACCTGTACCGCCGTTAGCGACAGCAAGAGTTCCAGCAGTAGTAATTGTCCCAGACCCTGTAATTGGCCCGCCGCTGTAAGTAAGACCTGTTGATCCTCCTGCCATCTGAACAGAGGTAACAGTTCCTGCGCCCGCTTCTGTTGGGTTAGCATTAAATACCGCAGCCCCTGCACCCGCGCCGTCGGAAACCACCATGACCTTAGAGCCGTTGGCTACATTAACCGTAGCACCTGAACCCTGCTTGATCGTGATGATCTGACTGCCTGTAGTAGCGTTCTCAATCAACCACACTTTAGAAACAGTGTTTGGACCAAGCGTCACCTCACGAGTAGCCGTAAGAGAACCCGCCGAAGTAATCTTTAGGTAGAACCCGCGAGTCGCGTCTGCCGTAGCGTCAGGCATAGTGAAGGTCTGGTTAGCATCAGCAGAAAGTTGCTTAGTGCCGTAGCTAAAACCGTCGGTAATTAGCTCAAGGTTTGTGTTGGTACTAGTACCCCAAGTGCCGTCTTCATCGCCGGTTGTAATCTCTTTTAACCGGAGGTTATTTACATAAGTAGCCATCGTTTTTCTCCAGTCTTAAACTAGTGTGCTGCCACCGGCAGCGGGGATTGTGGTCGCGTAAATTGTTGTATTTTGACGCAAATTTAGTGCCTCACCGCAGTCAACACAAGTATCGGCTGATAGCTCCGTTTCGTCAAGATCATAGCCACAATGGGAGCAGACTACTTCGATCTCGTGCTTAGGGTCTATTGTATCACCGTTATTTGCGGCTTCGTTTATTGTCTTCATGCTGCTATATCCGTCCAATTAGGTGTTTGACTAATGGGGACCTCTGTCCATCCAGTGCCGGGGTCAGGTACTATGCGGCTCCAGACCAACACCGTTCCTACTTCACCTGTGGCCTGTACGCCTGTGACGTTAACTACGGCAGTGCCTGTTTCTTCGGTATCGCCTAGTGCTGTAGTGCCCTGCACGCCTGTGACGCTGACGTTCTGTTGCAGTAGGACCGTAATAGTGCCAAGTGTCGCTGTGGCTTGTAGGCCCACAGCATTGAGGGAGGAATCCCCAACTATCGCTACATTGCCCGCTGTACCTGTAGCTGAGACGCCTGTAACTAAAACATTGGTGGTTGTTACGGGGCCTGCAACCCCTAAAGCCGCTGTGCCTGCAACCCCCGTAACAGAGAAGATCGCGTTACCAACTACAGTTGCTGTACCTATCTGTCCGTCGGCAGCGTTACCAAGAGCCGAAATGTCGCTTTCACCGCCCGCTACAGTGTTACCTACCGAAACCGCAGCTTGTACACCAGTGAGATATACTCCCACGCCTTCTTGGACTGTAACCGAGCCTACTGCGCCTGTAGCAGAAAGACCTAAGCCCTCGCCCCACGCACCTTGACCCCAGACTCCGCGACCCCAACCGCCCAAGAGAACCGTTGCGTCAAACCTAAGCGTACCTAACTCACCTGTGGCGCTAAGCCCTGTAACCGAAACACTTTGGCTAATTACAGCTTCAACAGTGCCTAAAGCAGTCGTTCCTACAACACCTGTAACGTTAACAATGGCGTTGCCTACAACACCTACGGTTCCTATTTCACCTGTAGCGATTGGCAGGGCATTACCTTCGCCCCACGAATCTGTACCCCAAGTGCTAAATCCCCAACCGGAAAGTGGGACCGTAACATCAGCCATCTACTAGGCAATCCGAATGATCGCGTTGCTTGCATCAGCCGCTGGGAAGACAATAGTAAAGTCGCCCGCAGTAGAAGTCTTATCCGAACCAAAGTCTAGTACCGCTATCGCAGGATTAGTGCCGCCGTTTGCTAAGTAAATAAGCGCACCACGAGCAGTAATAGTAGCTGTAGAGAACGTCAGGTCGGCAAAGTCCAAAAACGCCGTAGTGCCGGTTGAAGCAGGATTAGCTGAGATAGTTAGCGTGCCGCCTCCTGCACTGTAACCTGTGCCGGAGACTTCGTTTGTCGCTGAATACGCAGTAGTAGTTGCGCCTAGCGTAGCTGACGACGTATACAGAGCCAGTTTAAAGACCTGTGACGTGCCCGAAGCAAAATCAAAGTCTCCACCAAGGATTTGAACTTTGAACGATGTAGCCATAGCTTGTGAAATAGCCATTTGTGTTTCCTCTTAAATTAAGCTTTATCTCTAATGATAAGTCCGGTTCGATATGCATCAGTGACTTCTTTAGCTTCACCGAAGTTCTTTAATGAAATAACGGCTTCGGTAAAGCGCTTTTCATATTCTTGCATGATATCAGGCTCTCCTTTCATGTACGTATAAGCTTCTATCAAGCATCCGTACAAAAGAGACAACTCGGCATTTTCGCTCAACCAAGTTGTTCCGCTTCCCGCTCCCGCTGTTAAACTAGCCGGGCGATAAAAATAATGGAGCTCTACCACGTAATTACTGTTCGGAGTCGGTCCTATTAAAAAGTTGTTGACGTCAAATAAAGCATAGTACCGGGGGTTTCCGGTAGTGCTCGAATCGGGGTTAAACGACTGGACAAAGTTTACGTCTTTGTATTCTAAGAAAGTTTTATCGTTATTTCCGTCCTTAAAAGACAAAGAAAACGGCGCTAAAAAGTCGCTAGGTGCAGCAAGATACTGGTTGCTGGCCGTTGTGTTTGCAGTGGCGTTCTTGCGGAACAACGTTAGCTGCACGTTCTTCAGAATGCGCTCTTCGGCCACACGAATAAACAACGGAAGATTATTTACAAAACTAGTTTCCTGATTTTGCGTATAATCCTGTATCGATGTTTTAAGTTCGTCGTACGTAAAACTCATAAGATAATCCTAACGTTAAGCTTTAGGGCGTATTAGCCTGACCACCCATTCCGGAGTGGTTTGTGCAGTAGTAATATAACGTAGGTGCTCCGCTTGCCACAATTATCTGCGTGTACGCTCCAGCATTGCCAGGTGTTCCGCTAGTAGTTACTCCAGTAGTGTACTCACTACCCCCTCCGTGTGTTCCATCAGAGATTGTAGAAAACCTTAACGGATGACTACTATTACTGCCGTTGCTTTGGTCCAGTCTGTATGTGCTGCCTTCATTCAAAGTTAGTGTGGCTTGCAACGCGCCATCTACATAATACCTGTTTCCTGCGCCCGGATTAGCTACTGTTATAGCCAAAGTAGTGAAGGCAGGCACTGTTACTGTTACTGATCCTACTGAAGCCGCAACTGCTACACCTGAAACATTTACATTCCCCGGAACCGGCGTGCCGCTTGCTAATACTGTTACCGCCCCTACTGCGCCTGTAGCTTC